AAGCGTTCTTGTTCATGTACGAGCCAAGATCAAGCTCAAGGTCAGTCACAATGCGACGGGCCATAGGCTCAAGGATCTGGTCGAGTTGGTCTAGCTCTAGAGCTTCCTCAACATTGCCCCACTCAGTCGCCGCTGTGAAGTAGTCCTGTACTGTACCAGTTGCCTTACCTGCAATGATGTCTGACTTATCAGATCCGCTGATGTCACCACCAGAAGTACGGATGCTGTTGTAGTCGTGTGGACGCTTGAAGTCTACGTTAGAGCCAGAAGACGGATTGAACTTGCCGCTCAAGAGCTGCGTGTTTACCGTCTTAGTTAGAACCCGTGATGCTTCAAAGGCATCAAGAAAGACGCGAGCGACTTTCCGGGTGACGTTACTATTTAGATTATTAGCCATGATTTACATTTCCTATTCAAATATAGCGCCTTGGGGCCCTTTAGGTTTGGGGGCTGATCCTGCTCCTCGTGGAGCATCTAGTGGATCTGGCGCATTGTTAACTTTGGGTTTAAGCGATGCAGCCTTCTGCTTAATAGTCGTTGCTATCTTTACTGCCGCCAGGGTAGGTGGCATGCGAGATAGCTCATCAAGATCTGTCAAGTTGTTAGCCAGGTACTTAGTAATCAACGGACCGTGGTCGTCTGACAGTATGTAAGATACCAGCGTGTCGTCCATGCCGAACTGCGCTACTGTGTTACCTGCTACTTGCAATTCCTCCGGTTTAATACCGAACTTCGTTGCCTTGTCAGAATAGCTCTTGATCTGACCGTTTAACTCTTCTTGCTGCTTCATTTGCTCTTGGTATGCCATCTGACGACGGTTATCTTCGATAGCGCGTTGTCTGGTGTCATACTGAGCTTGCTCAATCAGTGCTCGTTCCCTTTGCTGTATCCGCTGTCTGTATTCATCATCTGAGAATGCAAACGGGTCGGGCAGGTCCGGTACGACGGGCTTCTGTTGAGCTGGAGCGTTAGACTTTAATTCTTCAAGTTGCCGTTCAAGCTCACGCTTTTCGAGCTCAATCGCCTTCTTCTCAGCGACCTTCACCCCTACGGTCTTGTTGAATATCTCCTGCTGCTCCGGTGTAAACTGGACATGTTTTTCCTGGTCCTCACCAGTATCCGGTGCTGAATCGGATTCCTCCTCCACCTCTGGAGTAGGGTCTTCAGATAGGATCACCTCCTGTTCGTCATCAATATCGTAATCGTCTGAAATCAGCTCGCTCATGCTTATGTCCCTTAGTTAAGGTAAATGCCCTGAAAAGGTCAGGTGGCCTATAATCCCCGAAATCGGGTAAATGCCCAGATAAGCTCTGGTGGGCTTGTGCAGAGTATAGCATATGTTGCATGCGGTACCCTGCGGGTTTACAATATAGCTCTACCTGGAGAACTATTATGACCGACAAAGAATTAGTCGACCTTTACTTTGATTGCTTTGGCCATCTTGATACCGAGCCCGGCGAGATACTTGATCCTGAAGATATCAAAGGGTCAGGCATGTTTAGCGAAAGCCAGGCAGTTCGTGTTACCTCCTTACTCCGCCAAGAGGGTTAGCCATAGCGTTGTCTAGCCATTCTTGGTCGGCCATTTGATAATCTGGAGCCGAGCCAGACAATGTTGACGATCTGTAGGCTCTATCTGGTCGCTTATCTGATCTTGCCGCAGCCATGCTTGGGAACATAGTATCCCAGGTTGTCATGCTCTCAACCGGAAGCGCCAAAGCCTGTTGGGCTTCAATTATAGTGTTATAAGATTGATTGGTTGTTGGGTCGAACCTCATGTTGTTGGGGTCTTTATCCGTCATTATCAACGCCCTGTATCCTGCTGCTCCTGTTGGCATCCCTCTCAATTCAGGGTTGTTAACCGAAGCATAAACGTCAGTCATGTTAGGCATACCATGATTAGTCAATCCGCCTTTATTCAGTAAAGGCATAATTGCTTTGCGCCTATTCCCTAATGTTGGGCCTTCGCCTTTATCTATTGTTAAAAACTCCTCAAATTGCTCTGGGCTTTTATATCCAGCCCATGCTTTTGCTATACCTTTTGTATCCCCCTCGTCTTTAAGCTTGTTTATTTCAGCGTCTAATATCTTAACTCCTTCCGGTGTTAAGCCGCCCGTCGCTTCAAGATACCTGGCTGTTGCTATCGATGGCCCTACTGAAAAATTAGATCCATCTTCTGCCATTGACGCGTAAACAGCAACAGGATCAAGCCCTGTTTCTTCTCTGACCTTATTCGCATGAAGCTGCTTAGCCTTTGCGGCCCCTGCCATGCTTGCCCATTCTTTGTTTACGTCGGCGTATTGAGGTCCGCCCTGAATATTAAAAGGCCTGACATCAACCCCCGCGACCTTGTTAACCTGGCCATAAGCAAGCCTATCAGCCGGCATCATGATCAAAGGCCTTCCCTGTAATTGCTCTAAAGTAGCTGTCTGCATGAATGCATCTTGAGGCGAAACAATTTCTCCTCCTAACAATCTTGCTTGCTCCCTCTGCCTGGCAATAGGGTTGTTTTCGTACTCATTGAGTCTCGCCCTAAATGTGCCGGAAGATATGGTATCTGGCCTTGGCGCAGACGGATCAACATTAGCCATAAACGGGTCTATGCTGTACCCTTTTTCGTTAACAATATCGTACATTGACGGGCGTATTATTTCGCCCTCACGCATTGTTTGCACTACCGGCCCAAAACCTTCTAGCCTAAGAGTAGACTGTCCTGGCTCGACCTTGTTCGCCATATCCATCTTGGCGCCACGTCTAGCTGTCCTACCACCAGGGATCATGCTCATAGCAGCGATAGCGCCGGCCTGGGACCTTAGAGATTGAGCCAGGTCAAACTGCCCTGCCCGTTCCGCCTCAAGCGCCTGGCCTCGTAATTGCTCTGCCTCGTACGCGCCCATAGCAAGCCCAGCGCCAGGTATGAAGTCTACCGCCGTCATTAGCGGATCTTCGACCATCCCCTCTACCATCGCACTGCCAAACCTGGCAGCGTCCCTGCCCATATCAGCAAGAGAAGTATCAAGCATGTATTTTAGTGAAGAGCTGGCAGCGTCCTGCATGCCTGTACCGTAATCCGTGAGAGCTCCTGTAACGCCGAATGCGCCACGATCAGCCGGAGGCATTACATTGCCCCTAGCCAATACGTCTCGGCTCATATACGCCCTTTTTGAGAGCTCCTGGTTGGCTAGCTGCTTTATCGCATCAGTTGTTGGCAAGGCTTACTAACTCCGCTTCAGACATGAATGGGATCCGTGACTTGAGCATCTGCTCTTCCATCATATCGGACATCTTCTTCTGATTGTCTAGCTCCTCGCCCATAGTCTTGGCTGAGGTGTTATCAATCGTGGCCCCGGCTTGCTGTGCCTTGATCTGCGTATCCATGCGCTTGGTCTCAGCGTTGAATGCGTCGATCTGGTTGTCAGCCTGGTCACCAATGGTTTGAGTCTGTAGCTTCTGTGCTTCCAGTTGTAGCTTGAATTGCTCGTTCTGGAGCTTCTGCATCTCGATCTGTGAGCGCATCATCTCAGCCTCAGCCTTGAGCTGCTCGGCTTGTGCCAGGACCATTGCGGGGTCTGGTGCTTGCTGCTGTCCAGCCTCGGCCATCTGCTGCTGTTGCTCTGCGAGCTCTTCCTCTGTCATCTGGTCCATAGGGATGATGCCCTGCTTGATCATGAGGGCTCGCTTACGGTTAGACAGTTGCTCGGCCGCCGGGGTAGAGATGTTGTCCAGAAGGATGTCTCCGCCCATCTGGATGATAGAAGGATCGACCTTAGCCATCTCAATGATTGCCTCGATGGTCTCCTGCTGTCGGTTGCGGAAGCTTGGCCCTGCCCGGCAGATCACATCATACTGACCCGCTGATAGGTCGTTGACCGTAACGAACTCCTGGGTCTGCTGATCAAACACCTGGGCGTTGATCTCGGCCATGCTGTACTCCTGGTCCTCTTTCATGATGCGGACCGTTCTAGCAGTATCGTAGACCTTGGGGATAGCCTTAACCAATAGGCGCCCGGTTCTAGCTATAGCGATCTGGAGTGCCTTGTGGTACTTGATCGTAGCTGAGTCGCCCTTGTCCTGTAGGGAGTTGATAGCCACGCCAGACTGTAGTCCTGGGTTGTCTCCCATGTTGGCTGCAAACATACCAGCCGTGTAGCCGATCATCCCGCGCATAGCCTCAGTGATAGTCCTGAGCCCTGGGTTTATGATGGCCCCACCTTGCTGTTGTGGCGCGCCAGGGTTCTCCTGGTCCACGTTAAAGAACTGAACCGGGTCTGAGTTCGTGTTAAGGGTAGACAGAGAGTCTTCGTGACCTGCCGCCTGGGCCATAGTCATCCAATACTTAGCTCGTGGTGCTAGGGCTCCCTCTTCGATCTCACGGGACATTGAGTAGTTGAGGACTCGTTGCGGATCCATGAGCTTATCTACCACGCCCGAATAGAGGGTCTTGTGCTCGAACACCTTGTAGTTGGCGTACACAGGAACCACCGGGATTGTAGAGAACACAGTCTCCTTCTTGTCCTCGAGGAATCCCTTAGCATCAAAGAATCTGGAGCAGATCTTCTTGTCCATACGCTTACGTCGGCGGACCTCTTCCACGCCGATAGCTGCGAGCTCGTCTTTAATCTTGTCGTACTCTTCAGCCTCGTAGACGTGGCCGTTGTTGATCATTACCAGCTCACGCTCTTCCTCTTCACAGTAGAGGTACTCACCCACCAGGATGACCTCATTCTTATCAAAGTAAGCGTCACCGTCACGGTCGTCTGATACTGACTCACGCCCACCATCGGGCCAGCGTCGGTCGTACTCATCTACGTCTACCGGGTGTAGGACAAAGCAATACTTTGAATCTGACTTATCCTGGAGCTCTGCTGAGGGGTCGAACCATACACGGTCAATGAAGTTGGCTATCTTCTCAATCACCAGGTCCTGGTCAAAGGAGTCGTCGTCCAGGTACTTCTGGCTTACTCGCCATCCGTCATACCCGGAAACGATCATGCCTCGAGCCGCTTGGTTGTAGACAGTTGTAGCCTGGGAGATGTTCTCAATGTTGCGGATCATGCCGTCGAACGTATTAGCCACGTCCTTGGTAGCACTACCACCAGCCGGGTTTACTCTAATGTCAAAGCTGGCTTGCTCTAATCCACCCGCTACCTGGTCTATGATAGGCGTACACATATCGAAGGTATAGCGAGGCTTTGAGGCGTTACTGGACCAGAAATACGGTTCCCACTGGCCGTCGGCCTTGGTAACGAACAAAAAGGTCTCACGCGCCTTCTCGCGCATGTCATGGTCTGCGTCCTGGGCTTTCTGGAGTAGCTCTAGGACCCTCTGGTGACCGTCTGATCCTTCGTCTTCTTCTCGGTCTTCTTTACCGTCGTATTCGGCCATTACTTGCCCCATCCGCTAAAATTGATTTGCACTGATTGTTTGTTGAGTGTCTTCGGGCTGAACATAGACATCATAACAGCGTCGGCCATGTTGGGGCTTTCGATTTGGTAGGGCTTCTTCTTCATGTCCACCTTCGAGAGAACCTGTAGCTTGCCGTTGTTGCTGCGCTTCTGCGGGATCCTGGTAATCTCAGCCCTGAGCTGGTCCAGGTACTCGATGTCTGATGAGATGCTGATGAGCTCCTCCGGGTCAATGTACTCGCCCTTAGTGACTGCTCGCCAGGTAGCCTCAAATCTATCCCTAAGCTTCCAATAGTATTGGGCCCGACGATTGAGGAACGTGTCCTTGTTAGTCCTGCCCTTATCACCGCCATAGTATAGCATAGGGTCCTCTGCGCCCTCTGAGCCCCTAAACATCTCGTAATTGATCCTTGAGCCGTCTAGCGATTGCATGACCTGGCGCCTCAATCCCAAGCCTATACCGTCACCGTCCCATACGAACCAATCTGCTTTGCTCTGCCTGGCTAGATCAATAGCCCAATCTACCCCCTCGTTCGTATCGCCGGTGATCATCTCCTTTACATCCAGGATCACCGAGCCTTGTCTTAGGCAGTACCCTTTTGCGTCTGGTCCCAGGTCTGATGGATCGTGCGATGCAATGATCGGGCCCTCTGGCTTAAACCCAAGTTTGGTATGAGCGTCTATCGCAGCCTCGAACCACTCCACGCTGATCAGGGCGTCCTCTACGCTGTCGTAGTAGTCACCCTCCCATACATGCCTAAACATGGCCGTAGACGTGTTCTCACGGTCGTACTCCATCTCCTGGCGCAATACTTCCGGGAAGAATGGGTTGTCGTCCCAGTTGACCCGGACAATCAGGTGCAGGTCGTCCTGGTAGAAGCCGTTCTTGTTGAGCTCGTGCTCGAATGGCACAAGGAATCGCTTGCTGAATGGGTCGTTCCTGGACCTGGGGTTGGCTGTGATCCAGAGCTGAGAGCCTTCCTCTCGGAGAGTAGGTGTAACCACCCGAAGGCTTTCTTCGCTTATGGTCTGTCCTTCCTCGATCCAGAATAAGTTGAAGCCAGACATGCTCTTTACACTTTCTATGTTTTTGGCAAGGCCCCTGAATTTAAAGGCCGGCTCACCATTGAACAGGATCTGGTTGTTCTGGACCTCGAACCCGGTTAGCTCCATCGCCTCGATCTGCTGCTTGAGCAGAGAGTGAACAGAGTCATCAATCGAGTTCATGTACTCACGGTAGGCCGCTATCTTGGCTCCCTTGGTCTGAGCCGCCATTAGCATTAGCGCAGCGACCGAAAAGCTCTTCCCACTTCCCCTACCGCCGTATAGCACGTTGAATCGGCGAGGAGATTCTAGAAAGGGTAGAAGCTTATCTGGTAGCTGTAGGCTTGGCATTACTCGTATGTAGCCTTCTTCTTAGTTTTCGCTCTTGACATGGCTATGGCTATCGCCTGGTTGCGAGGCTTTCCCGCTGCCATCTCGATCTTGATGTTCTCGCTGACTCCCTTCTTGCCCTTCTTTTTGCTTGCTGGCATTGAATATCCTCTCGTAGTTATCAAGGTACTTCTTGACGCTGTACTTCCTGGGCCGTGAGCCCTTGCCGCCTTCCCAGGGTCCTGTACTCATTGTCTCTCTAGCTCCGTCAATAAATCCCTTGCTCTAGTGAGAAACCTGCTCACGCCTTCATGTGCCTTTTGACTGCAACCAACGCTTTGTAGCTCTGGGTTATTGACTTGGTATTGATAAAAAGTACGCAGCCGTTCTGTGGATGAATGCAAATGACTGACAATAGTTTTGTTCTGGGGCTGATCCATTAGCATTTCTATGTACTCACAAATAGCATCCAATGAGCCAATATCTTTACCACGAAAGATCATAATCGGCTCGTCTTGAGGAAGTTCATATCCATCCTCATGATGCAGTTTTCCTGACTCGCCAACATAATACTTAGGGTCGCTCATGGCTTCACCACTGTTACCTTCCAGTTAAGTTCGCCCCCATCCGCCCCAGAGATCTCTGTCTTGGTCTTCTCTGACCATCCAGCCTGGTGTGACAGGTAGAACTTCATTGCATTGACATCGCCGTCGTGTGCCTTAACGACCAGGTTGTTAGCCACATTCATGATAGCTAATGCCTTACCCCGGTTGTAAGCGGTACGAACCTCTGGCTGCCTTTCCATTATCTTTCGTAAGGTCTTGTCTGTAAAGCCAAAATAGTCACTGATCTGAGCTTGGGTCAATACTGCTGCCATCTGCTCCACGCGCTTTACGTCTTCCTCGCTTAGTACGATTACGGGCGGTCCGCCCAGCTCTGTGGTCATGTGTAACAATCCTCTTAAATGACCTAGATTTAGTCTTGTCGGGTAAATCCTTAGACATTATACCCCATACGGCCTTACATCCATACATAGGTCAACCTGGTCGATCCCTTTAGCCTTGCGCTGATCCCGTCTGGCTAGTGCTAACTGTAGTCCTTTACGATCTCCGTACTTCAACCGCTCACCTCTCTCCTCCGCAGCCTGGGCGATTAGTATGAGGGTGTCGTCCTCCATCTGGGTCTTCTTAAGCATCCAGTTGGGGTCTCGTACGAACTCTCTCTTCTCGTCAAACAACAGGTCCATGCTGAGGTTTAGAGAATCCATGATCTCCTTAGCAGAGGCGCCACACGCAAAGCAGTGCAGGAGGACCTTACCTTCCTTGTGGGTGAGCTTAAGAGCTGAGTGATTATCTCCCCCATGAACCGGGCATAGAGCTCTGTAGCTGTCACCATAACGCCTGACCTTATCAAGCCGCTCGAGTATTTCTTCCATGACGGTCCCTTATGTTTTTGTATTTGATGAATCCCAGCACGTCTTCGCTCGTAGGTTTCTTGGCCACCTTCTCCAAACCCTTGGGAAACTTACCAAATTTAAGCTTAAACGTATGAGCTGCCCAGCCCTCGTTGTATCCATGATCTAACGTGTATCCCAAGAGCTCCTGGTAGAAGCGCTGCTGATCTGCGACTGAGACCTTCTCTGCTTTCTTAAGGATCTGGTCGTCGTGGTAGATCTTAGCGTCACTGGGTAGCTCATAGCCACATGCCAGGCACTTCCTAAACTTATACAGGCTAGAGCATCGTGGGCAGGTGTGCATTATGGGCTCTTTGTCGCTGGCCTCTTTCTTTACCAGCTCCTTCTCGTTGTACTTCTTGGACCCGTCGTCGAGCCTCTCAGCCCAGATATCCTCTGGATGCCCGTGTCGCCTTACGTTGCCGCAAAAGTCTAAGTAGATCGCCTTCTCCTTGCCTGGATGCAACCGCCAAATTCTTCCGGCTGTCTGACAGAATCTGATCTTGGATTGGGTGGGGGCCAGATCTAGCAATACTTCGATGTAGCTGGCCGAATACCCCGTATTCAAAAGCTTGGCAGTTGATAGGAGTTGAATGTCCCCGGCCTCGTGAGCGTCAAACAGGACCTGCCTTTCCGCCGGCTTCATGTATCCGTCTATATGAGCGCAGCGGACACCCTCTTCAGTCATTGCTTCGACCAGGGCCTTGCTGTGCTTTATAGAGCTCGAGAATGCTATGCCTCGCTTTGTCTCGCCGGCGTGTAGCTTCCAGTTTTTTATGATATCTCCCTGGAGGATAGCGTCGCTCATTAGGGCCCGTTCGACATCCTTGGGATCGTAATCACTACCACCCATCGGGTTGGATATTGACCTCACCCCGCTTAGGTTGATCTGATGCCCCTGGTAATACTCAGTCTTGCATAGCCAGCCTCGAGCCATTAATTCTGGGGGTGTTACCGTTGTTACCAGGTCCTCGAATAGACCAGGAGCTCCCAATCCCTTGCTCATGGGCGTGGCTGATAAACCGACCCACACGACGTTATTAAAACGTAGCATGAGTTCCCGGACAGACTTAAACAAGACATGGCACTCGTCAATGATAAACAAGTCCGCTGCTAGTGCCAGGCTGTCCTTGCGGTTCATTGCGGTCTGGGTGCTGCATACCTGGATAAGCTTATTGGGATCGTATAACTCATGATCGCCCATCATAATTGAATACTTACCAGCCAAGCCGAAGTCGTCCAGGGTCTTGCAGGTTTGCCCCACGAGTTGGATGCGATCGCAGAGCATCACCGCTTTCCTGTTTTTCAGCATTGCACTTTCTAGCATGGCGGCTGCAATTACTGTCTTTCCTGTCGAGCAGGGTGCTTGGATGATTACTCGCTTGTTCCCCTTACGGAGAGAGTCCCTTACGGCATCTATGATCTCTACCTGGTGCGGCCTGAGCTCAATCATCTTCAACCTCGAGCTTTCCACCACAGAATGGGCAAACGGTTTCGCTTGGCACTGCATCTGAATGCATCTGGTGTTGGTGCCCATCTTGGCAGCGCACTATCATTAGGTCCTCTGGTACATAGTCCATCATTCGACCAGGTCCATTGTGTAGTAATCCAAACCTGCGCACTCAAGCGTTTCAGGTCTTCTCATTTTGCGTAGCGCTCTTGCGTATATTTGACGCACTCTTTCTCTGCTTCTGCCTATTACAGCGGCTATCTCAGCAAGAGTATGAGGATCGCCATCCATCCCAGATCTAAGCCTAACTACTAAAGCCTCCTTTTCGTTTAAAATATCCAAGAGATTGTGTAAAGCTTCAGCTCTTTGCTCCAATCTAATCACTTCAGTTGGGTCTGACTCCCTGGATCCAAGCTGTAGTAATTCCGCAGCGTTTGCCTCTATGACGCGCTTGTTATTTACCAGGGGCTCTACCATGCGATCCTCTGGGTAGATATCGCCGGGAAGCATCTCTAAGAACATAAAAATTTTCTCAAAGCTTGGCCTGTAACCGGTTCCCTTTGCAGCATAAACATTTGCCGTAAGGTTAAGATAATCACCGACTGTCCCAGGAGTTAATCCAGTTGCCCTGGCAAGCTGCGCTGCATTCTTTATACCCTTTGATTGCATGGCGTTCCAGAGCAGGTTGTTCTTTACTTTTATTTCGATTCTATAATCTTTCATAGGTCAGTCATCCTGTACTTGGGCATGCATACTGATTCATAAATGCCTTTGAAATCTGGGTGGCCGTACTGGCTTGAGCCATCGGTCATCTCGAATGTCTTCCAGAGCTCAACGTCTGAGCAGTATTGGAATTCCTCTGCGAGCGCAATGTCCAGGTCAGACTCCATCATTGTGAAACAAAAGCCCACCGGGATAACCATAAAGGCAAAGATAAGCTTTTCTGTGTTAGTCATGGCACACCTCCACAATCTTTGAGTCAGCGATAGCTTGCTCGGCGTACTTGTTGGCACGATGCTTAGGGCAGACTTGCTCCCAGATCTCGTCCTGGTGCTCTAGCCACAAATCACCGAACTCCTTCTCGAATCGCTGATCCTGCTCGTCCAGGTCGCCCCAGCCGTATTGACGCTTGTACTGAGCGTACATCATCTCGATGCGGTGCTTACGGTTGCTTTCGATTAGACGCTGATTAGAATTTTCTCGCTGTGCTTTGAACTCAGCAACAATATTGTCGAGCTCGTCCTTGCCATCAAGGCCCAGGATATCTTGCTTAAGGATGCAGAGCTGCTCAGTAAGCTCGTTGTCGCGCTGCCAATCTTTATGGCAATCGGTTAATGCTGCGAAAGGGTCTTTCTGCTCGTACAGTGATTTGAATGCTGCAAGCTTGATGTTGAGTGGGTTCATGTTTTATCTCCAGTGCCAGAAGACTTTATGTCTTCGATGTAGAGATATTAGCAAGCAGCTAATTATTGTGTCAAACATTTATTGTACTTTTATTTGCACCAATCAATATGTGTTTCCCTGCCCACTGCTTTCTCTGTCGTATCGCAATCCTGACACCACCAGCACACCCGGTATGGGACCTGGACGCCGTCTGTAGATCTTTCCTGGAAGCCAATCACCTCTCCTAGAGTTCCCCCGCAGTTACAGGGCTTTGTAGATAGATCATCCATTGAGTTGTCCTTTTTATTGTATTGCCTTTGGTGAGTTGGCGGTTCTGCGAGCAAGCAAGCCCCAACCCACAGTGAAGTAGGTTTCGGGACGTTGCATTGCCTTCGGAGCCTGTCGTATGGACAGCGAGGCCGTATCAATGAGTCAGTTGATACAAGCAAGTCTGCAAGGAATTCTGCTCAATCCCCCCGCGCCGCATTCAGACTTTTCGCAAGTTGCGGTGGCCCCGCGCTAATCTTTTGGGCCTTAAAACTGCGCTCGGTGAGAGACCCCTTACGGGTGACATATCCTTCGCAGTCGATTGGGAAAGAAGTTATGACGAACACTAGATGTAGTATATAATCAGTGCGTCGGGTTCCTGCTTTCCGCTTTCAGTCGGGATTTAGGCTTTCTCCAGGGCCACCGACACCTCGAATAATAGACTTTACCCTTGAGACTTGCAAGCCCCTCATGTCGTGAGACACAGGGGCTTTTTTTTTAATGCTTCTCAGAGGGTCTCTCAAGCCACTCATCAAAAGCAGAGTTTGCCTCCTGGGATTCATCCAGGAAGGCCTCAAAATCGCTCACATAAGAGTACAAGGTCATCACGGCATCAATATCGGGCTGGTCCAATAATGAGGCCTCTTCATATATCCATTTACTTAATTCTTCCTGATCTAACATTCTGAATTTAAGTTGCACCATTGAGCCTGTCCTCCTGGACCTTTAGTTGTTCGTTGAGCTCCGCCAGGATCTCTTCATAATCGGTTTTGTATAGCTTGACCGGCTCAGACTTCGTGCGGATCATCTCGTCCACAAAGTCCTTGCCGAACATGTCTATCATGAAAACTGTGTACGCTTGAGCAGCGGTGCCCCCAGATTTCATGCCCCATAGGTTACAGTAGCGGCACTGACTCCATACATTCCTCTGGTCTAGGGACCACTTAGAATGGGCTCGAGGGATGAAGTGACCTCCCTGGAGATCCTTGTAGTGATCCTTCTTACCGCAAGTCACGCATTGGGCGTAGCCGTTATCGTCCGCAGCCTTCATCCTGGTTAAGAGTTGTAGAGCTGTTAAACATTTAGCCTTTATAGCCTTCGATGACACTCTGCATCTCCTCCAGGCGCTGAGACATAGACTCAACATCCATCTGCATCTGGTTAATGATCTGAACGATTTCCATTAGGTCGTCCTGGTCGAGTTCTATAGTAATTTTCATTTGAAAGGAATTCCTCGATCTAAGCAGATAATAGTTTTCTGAGCCCGGCGATAATCGTCAGGCCGCATGCTCCCCATTCTATGCAGGAGCAGTTGAATGCTGAAAGCTTTCTTAGTGACAGGCCAGAGGCGCCTTATAAGAATGATGTCATGAGGAATTATGTAATACTGGGAAGACGAGTCAGCTCTGCTCTCTTCGTCGCTTGTTTCGTGCGCCATGTCTCGAACCTCGTGTCCATTACCTTGATCTGGTGTCTCAGTTTAGCAGATTGGTAAACCGCCGCCTTAATCCCCTGAAGAAGCTCCAGATAGTCCTTATGAGAGTAAGCAAACCTCTCCTGCTTCTGTAGGGCCACGCCAGGGTTATCTGCCTCCGCCTGGGCCATAAGGATAGCCTTAAGACTCTTGCGGTACTCAAGTAAATAAATCCTGTTGGACTCCGCCTCTGCGAACTTCTCCCCCAGTGCTTCTATCTCGCTGAAGTTTTCTGCGCTCAAAGCTTATCTCCACATGTTTTTTTACGATAGGGATCCACTCGCCAGGTACTTGTTGCAAAGCTGCTAGCCTCTCCTCCTTCGTCTTCAACGCTATAATCTCCGCCGCATACTGGCGGGGCCACCGAATTAAAGATCTCAAGAATCACATCTCCCGGTTCTAGATACTGTTTATCGACGACCGTATAGCCCTCGAGGTTCATTACAATAGCGTGAGGCCGGCGAAACGCTTCTGCGCTCCAGGCAGCCTCCTCCATCGCCTCAGACAGCAAATCGAAATCACTCCTTGCTTGCTGCATCCTTAACACCCTCCCGCATAAAAGTTTGATAGCTAACACCCAGAGCACCGCAATACTCAAGTAGTGTGCTGATTTTTACATCGCTCCGGGAAGCAGTGTAGCTAACCATCTGCTTAGAAATCCCGAGACGCCGAGCCAGATCTACTGCCTTGACGCCTCGTTTATCCTGGAGCTTTCGTAAGGTTTTACCAAAGTCCATAGGTCACCTACCAGGGGATATCGTCTGCAAATTCATCAGGCGTCGCCGGCGCAGCGGGAGCAGCAGGGGCTTGAGGAGCACTATCCTGTTGATTCATCTTGGGCCGCAGTTTGTGCTTAAAAAAACCATCCTTGCCATCCTTTGGAGGATACCATCTGCTACCAAGAAAGTAGGCCTTGCCCTCTACATCGATGGTTCCCTTAAAATCATCATGCCAATCTTCTGTTTTTTCGGCCTTTCGTGTGAAGCCAGAATTAGTGTTATCGTAAGGCATTATTACTTCTCCATAGGTTTGTTATTAACATAGTTAAAGCGACACAGTCGTCGCATATCAAGTAATCGTTACGGATCTTGATTCTTTCCATGCAGCATTCGCATGATTTATAGCGCTTCCCTCTTTCAGCCTGTCTGGGCTTCTGATTCATCTGCATCACCATTTGCTGTGCGGAATTTGGTAGACTTTATGATCTCCCGCTCCCTGGTTGTAAAGGGTCCGCCCTTGCTAGGAGCTTTCCAGAGACGACGCTTAACCTCATCATCAAGAGAGAACCATTCCTCAGATGCAGTGCTTAGATCGTCCAGGGAGATTCCTGCCTTGATAGCCAGGATAGAATCTGAATAAGCCAGCATGGTTGTCGTGTTCTCAATGAGGAGCTCGTTAACCTCTTTGTCAGACATGCCGGCCTTCGCTTCGTTCTGCTGAGTGATAGCGTTAGCCACCTCATCTGCTGTAGCGTACTCAGTGCCACCCATCCCGAATGCAGCTAGGCATCTACCAATAGCAGAAGTCTCGCAATTCTCGACGTGCGACGTGCGGTTAATGTTGGTAGACCCACGGACCTCATGTGCGAGCCCTGTAGCAATAATCTTGCCGTCATTACTAATTGACGCCCTGACCACCACGTCATCACCCTCCCATCGGACAATTTCAGTCTCAATGGAAAGATCTGGGTGCTTTGCCCTAAACGCTGATACGCGCTCTGCGACTGTGAAGTATTCCTTGCCGTGTATATTTACTGGCATATAGCCTCCGCACCTTCAGAGTTTATTTGAAGCCTGGCACTGATTTCTTCAGACTCTGCTACATAAAGCTCGTAGATAGTCCTAGAAAATTCAGCTCTTTCTGGGCTTGCCCAGTTATAGGGATTCGGGGCGAAATGCCCGTCGGTCTTGAAGAGATGCTTGGCCAGATCGGCCGGGGATATTTGTTTCATGATTAAGCCTCCAGTTAAGAAGCTTAATTCTATGACCTTATCAGAGGGGAGTCAAACTTTATTGATACTTGCCTGTCCTAATAATCTCGGACAATTCATTTGCTCTATCTCCAACCTGGAGCGCGTATTTACTGTCAAGGAGCTCGTCTGCCGCCAGGTCATAATCACGGCTTTCAAAGGCTCTGATCATGCGACGGAAATGTCTTAACCGAGTATGTCCAATATTAAAGATAAGATTAAGGCATGCGTCCTGGCGCACCGGGTCCATCATCCTAAACCATCCGTACTGATTTAGTTCCTTCTCGAATTTAGCAATATCATTCCGCAGGAGATACATAATCTCGTCTTCGGTGAGAGGGTTGTCCTCAAGGTTCCTTCCGACCCCGATTGTTATCTTGCCGGCGCTGCACTCGTAGGGTAAAGATCTTTTCCCTTCGTGCCTGATAAGCATCTTTTCGAGCTCAGTCTTCATCTTCGTATAGCTCCAAGGATATTAGGAATTGAGCCTGGGCCTGTAATAATCCAACAATGGTATGAACGTCTAAGCCTAATTCCAAAGCCTTAGTAGTCAGCTCTGTCAGCTCCAGATCATACGCACCCATAATCCCATAGTAATCATCTAGGCCGGTAGCCTTGGGAAAGTCCACTACATTATCTGTCATGAGCCTATCCTGCACGGATCGATCAGGGTTATCCCGGTCGTTAGCAGGATTGTAGTCCTTCCTGCGGACCGCGCATACGTCATTGGGAAACTGCAATACCATTTCAAGTCCTCCGCCACTCCCCTGGTTATATCGCCCAGTTGATAGCCATCCTTGAGGTTATTGCTAACCGCGCAGCTCGACGATGTTAAGGAAATCACCAACAACAAGATTGCGGTAACCATCCATCGAGTGATCTGAAACGCTGTCGCCCAGGCCGAAATCAGTCTTAACATAGTCGCGCTCCGGGTTGATTATGGTCCGCCCGTCATTATCAAAGTAAACCATCGTCTGGTTTTGGTCAGGTCTATAACATAGTTTGGGTATTCTGGTAACAACATCGGACCCAGATACAAACGAGATCTGCACTTGCAGGTGCGTCATGCGCTGCTTAGATCGGGCCAAAAAGACATTCGGCTTGCCAAAGCACACCAGGGAAAGGTCAGCAAAGTCCTGGCAACAATGAGCTGAGAGCTCTGCCAGAGCTGCGCCCAGGGAGTGGCCACAGAACACCGTTCGCTTGTTAGGATCCAAAAGTCTTCGGATGCGCTTCCAAACAGACTTGTGAGCCGTCACAAATCCCGCATGAGCCCATCTACGGTTATATCGGTAGGGTAAGGCGGATAAATTAAAAAGCCAGTCCTGGGGCTGCTGTGTGCCCCTGAAGACGACGTAATTAACCTTCTCGCCAATGATTACAAAGGCGGTCGTTGAGGTCCACCAGGATTCAATCCTGATGCAATTAGGGATATCAGAGTAAGACTGTAGCGAGTAGCTTGCAGCCCTCTCTACGCACTCTCTACTCGACGCAGGTAATTTCAATACGGTTCGGTGCTACTGCTACTGCTACCGCCTCACGATTAGCGGCCCTAGACTCAGCCGGGAGCTCGCAGTATTTATTGACCCCATCAGCCACGAACTGAGCCTGGCTGCATGAGGCTAGTAATACCATTGGGATAATAAGTAGGCTTCTCATAATTTCACCTAGAAGTAATTGGATAGGGCTGTTGCGATTGTTGCGAATAATATCCAGAAAATCCTCTCTGAATACCTGCCGCCTATTTTAAGCGAAAGCTCATGAATTTCGGTCTCAATTCGATCGACTTTTTTATCTATATCGGATTGCCTGTTAAATACTGTGACGATCCGTTCCTCAACCCTGGCCAGTTTAATCACTGCGTCCTGGAGGGAGTCGATCTTGTCCTCGAGCCTACCGAGCCTATCTTGCATTTAATTCACCACATTCGCTTGGTCGTATTCTCGAGGGATCTCGTAGGTGCAAGTCATGAGCTTACCTCCCTCTGCCTTGTAAACAATCAGGTCCATAGTGTGCGCTGAATTATAGCCCATACTTGAATGCCAGCGGTCTGGTGGAGCCATGCAACCGTGCTTAGACACGATTACTCCTTCAAACTCCTGCACTGAGGCATGGTGGAAATGGCCCACCAAAAACTGCCTGTGAGTCGTCTCACCCCAATCCTTCGGCATATCCCTGGGCATGACCTGAGCTAGTTTAGCGGCCTTAATCTTGTCCCCGTGGTGTACACCAAGAAGCCACTTATTCCATCTCACATAATGTACGTACTGAGACGATTTTAGCACATTTACCCTGGGCTCTTTTGTAAAATAGGTCTCCAGGATAACCTGGACCGCCAGGCTGGTGTGATCGTCGTGATTTCCCCTAGCGACCACCAGGGTCACGTTGTCTACCTTGCTAAGCATCTGCTCAACGCCGTTCATCAGGACCTGGGCGCACGCTCGAAGCTGGTCCTCGTAAGAGCACGACATATCAACCAGGGTGCCCTTTGTGGTGCTCGCAGGGTTCCCTCTATCGGAATGCGCCAGGTCTCCCAGTGATACCAATAGACCGTTTTTGGCTTCTGGCATCTGTTCTACCAGGGCGCAGATAGCCTCATCTACTTCTCGGGTAGCCTTACCCACATTAAAATCACGGTCCCCGGTCTCTTTTTTAAACGCCAGAGCCCCAATATGCGCGTCACCAATTATCACGCTAGGCATAAGATCGTCTTTACGGACCTTCTTACCCTTAGCTTTTCGCTTTACCGGGATAACACCCTTGCAGAGCTGCTCCACAAAAGCATTAAAGGCTTCTGCCTTCTGAGCCTCTGCGAACGTCCTCCTGGTTTTTAGCCAGGTTTTGTTCCCATCTGGGTCGGCAACGTAGACACTCCGACCGATCACGCTTTCACCTGGTCCAACCAGGTAGGTGCTGTCGAAGTGCTCTGTATAGCCCGCCGCCGCAGCAGTGTTCTTAGTGATAGACACATAGTCGCGCATGGTGGACTGAGAGATACCTAGTACCCCCGCAGCCCTTGCGCTGTTTCTGCCACATTCTTCCCACACTTGCATTGCTTCACGATGTCGGTCTGTCTTCGCGTAGTCTACTAGACTCATTAAACAACCCTGACTTTAAGATTATTTCCTGCCAGTGCTGTAATCCTTACCTTGTTCTGAGCAGGAGCATCGAAGTCATAGTCAGTTCCTAATACAGCACCTTTGTTCAAGATGTTAGCATCGTAGTTAATCGCTACACCGTTTGAAGAAGGCACTGTCGTACCACTGGTCATGTTCAGGATAATAGACAGATCAAAGTCATTACTTAGTGCTATGTGGTTCGGGTCTGTTACAGCGTCTAGTTGAGTCTTGTCCATTTGGTTTATGTAGGATGTCGAGAATGTTGCGTATTGATAAACAGTATTATTATTTACCGAATACATTTTTTTCCCGCTATCAGCAAACCAAAAGTCTTTAGCCGAGGTTGCTTGGCTTGCTAAACTAAAACTTAAACTATCGTATGTTCCAGTACTTAAATCCCAAGCTGTTGATAATGTATACTGATACACTGAGTTGTTAACAAGGTCATTTACGTACAGCCGTGTGCCGTCTGGGTTAAGAGCTATACCAACGGGATATAGAGACTGACTGCTAACAACAAGACTCTTAGAGTCATAACTAGCAGTGCTAATATCCCATGCAGTAGATAAAGTATATTGATATACGGTATCTGAAGACCTTCCTGCTACATAAACTTTAGTTCCGTCAGGCTTGAATTGAAGTGATGTCGGTATTATTTCTTGGGCTGCGACAGAAAAGCTTTTGCTTGCATAGGAAGCAGTACTTAAATCCCAAGCTGTTGATAATGTATACTGATAAACTGTGTCGTTGGTTTCGCCAACAACATAAAACTTAGTACCATCCGCACTAGCTGTGATTCCATAAGGAGAATTTTCCTGAGTAGTAACACTAAAGCTAACACTATCGTAAGATGCTGTAGAAACATCATATGCTGTAGATAAAGAATACTGATAGATGATGACGTTGGTTCTATCCATTAAATACATCTTTGTACCGTCAGTTTTTAATACTATGCTAAACATTGCAGTTCCTTGGCCTGTAGCAAGGAAGCTCTTAGATGCATACGAAAACTGATTAACAGAAGCATAGCCAATCGCATTACTAGCACCCTCCATAGCCTCAGCCAACGTAGCTAACTCTGTATTCGTAGCGCCGTTTACCCAAGTCTCAGAAGCGTATGTGCTGTTAGAGTTGTACTGCCAAGTACCTGCGTTATTCTTAACAATGTCTCTCTCGCCATCTGCGTTATCTATAACAGTCCACGTTGTACGGTCGTCTGTAGAGATACAGTAGTAGACATTGCCGTCACCTGCGGCTTGGTCTGCGGTCATAGAGTTGATGTCTGTCCAGTAGGTAGTGTCTGTTGAGGCTGTGGTGTGTACTGGTTGGTAGCCTGTAGGAAATCCAAAAGACAAAGTGCCATATTCATAGACAGTTGAGTCTTCTCCAATAACGTACATCTTTGAGCCATCAGTATTAAAAACAAAACCTTCTGGGTCATTTTCTTGAGCCTGTACATTAAAAGACACTCCGTTGTAACTAGCAGACGCAGCAGAAACAACAAATGCACTTGAAAGGTCGTATTGAATTACTCCAGTAATACCAGACTTGCCCATTATAAACATTTTTGTGCCGTCAGAATTAAATCTAATTCCTCTTGGGTTCGTAGTTTGAGAAGCCACTGAGAAACTGGTGGTTTCAATAATGCTAAATTGAGGGTCAAAAGCGCCAGATAGATTGTTTTCGTATACTCTCCGATTTCCAGAACTAACCGTGTATAGCTTAGAGCCATCACTGTTAAAACAAAAACCTTGAATTGAGGTTGAGGTTGGGAAGGCGCGATTTACTGGATTTGAGGTGCTACTAATAACCCAAGCAGTTGCCAAAGCAAATGTAAATATATTGCTTTCACTGCAAAGATACATTTTAGTGCCGTCATTATTAAATGTTACATCTCTCCATACAGAGCCTTCAAGTGCAATATTTAGACCATAGACAAATGTCCCACTACTTGGGTCAAATGGAGTTGACAAGGCATACTGTAGAATAACCTCATTTGACTCACCTAAAATATATAATTTCGTTCCGTCAGAACTTATAAAAGTTCCTGTCGTATTTCCGTAAGAGACAGTTAAACTATTATTAGAATAGGCAGAATTTGCTATATCGTAATATCCTCCAATGTAACTACTTAACTCCAAGTCACCATCGGTTGTGTTATAGACAACACCAAACATACCCCAAGAGCCTGACGCGACTTGATTGAATGATGTAGGCGCTGTAGTTTCTACATAGCTACCGCTTGTGGCTGTTAAGACAAACACACCTGAGTTGGCTTCGATGGTCTTGCCTACGTCTGCTGAGGCGAATGAGCCTGTGCCGAGAGATAAAAGAAGCGGCAAAGAATATTCATTAACATCTGCTCCACTAAAACCACACACATACATTTTCG